TTTAAATGTTGTTGCTGATGGAACACTTTTAATGAAATAGGTGCCATTAAATGTATTATCTACCCCTGTAACTGTTACAGCGTCTCCTGCTACAAAGCCATGGGCAGTAGATGTTGTTATTGTGGCAAATTTACCTGTAAGTGCCTTATTTGATATAGTCTTAGTAGATATTGTTACTGGTGGAGTGCTTAGGGTTGGATTAAGAAAGTTGTAAGAGTTTACGTCTTCTGCTGAAGAATCTTCACGATCAAGGGCACTAGATATAACACGAACACAGTCTATCAACTTGCTAACATCTGTAGAATAAATAAAATATATTAGTTGCTCTCTTTTTTGTAAATAAAACGGAGTGGGCCTAAATCTCATCAATCTATCGTAAACAATTAAAAGCGGACTTTCTGTTTGTCTAATTTGAATACTATCGTTGTACAAGTCTTCAATGTTTGTTGGAAACTGTGCTGGAACCATTGGACTTAATTCTTCTGCTGCTGCTATAAGTTCATAGTGTTTTAACTCAGACAAAATATATTGGTTTAAAAAGGTTGGTGGAAATCCAGTATCAGTTAATATAGCCATAGTCTTATTCTACCCCAATTGTTGCATTAGTTATCCACTTAAACCCTGTGTCAATTCCTTTACTTCTACCCGCAACTGAACCAGCCTTAAAGTTTTTCTTATATAGTGTTGGTTTTTTGATATAGTCATAAACTCCAGATGCTCTCAAAAAAGATTGTTTAAAATATCTAGTCATAAACTCATCAAATGTAGATTCAAAACCACCAAAAACAAGGTCTCCTCCTGGGTTTTCAACTTTAACTGGTCTGCTTGTAAATACTTCTCCATTAGGTCCATTAAATTTTAACACTTTAGATTTTGTTGGTCTAATTGTTACTGGAATGCCCTCTTCCATAATTTTTGCTTTATTGTAAAACGGTGTAGTCATATTTTCAGAAACACTTCTTGATTGTCTAAAAGTAGATTTAACAGAAAGTCCTAAATTACTAACTGTGTATGATAAATTGAATAGCCTTGCACTTGGGCTGCCAACTTGATTCCATTCATAAACGTGATGCAGCGCTCTTGGATTTGCTCTGGCTTGTACATCAACATATTGTGCCAACGCTTGAATAGCCCCTGTACCTAATTTATCAAAAAATATTTTTTTACCACGATCAACACCTTCTAAAAACCCAAAAGAATAATTAATTATATTATTCATTTGTTTAGTGAAAGATGCTGTGTTTGTTCTTGCTATCACTAATCACCTACAGTCTGATTTTCAGCCCTGCGCCATAACATTTTATAATATTCTGTATATCCGAATGGGCCAGTAAAGGGTTCAACTGTTGCTACTTCGTAGATTGTACCCCTGCCCGATCTTACTCCTGCTGTTTCTTTGTAAATAATATTGTCAGATGCATCTCTGATATTTGCTATAAGTATGTTTGTTGTTGCGTTATTTGCATTGTTTGAAGAAAGTCTTGGGTCTTCTTTTGTTCTTGAAATAAGTTTGTTTTCGTATTTTAAAAAATTATCTGGCTTTACGTCTTCTGATCCTAGCCCACCTACAGATGTAGCATTACAAGTAATTGTTCTATCGTATACCCAGTTTTTTGTAGGTTGTCCGTAATCACCTTGTGCAAGAATAGGAAAGTAGATATCAGCCTTCATTGGAAACATAAAGTCTGTGACTTCGCATGCATCCATTACAACACTCCAGGACGAACAATATTATTAACATATTTAGACAAAATCTTGTCTACAATAATATTTCCAGTACCCTCAATCATTCTTTTATCGTATTCAATTTTAAATTGATCAGTGCTGTAGTTCTTGATATATCTCTTGTAATAATCTAACTTACCACATCTAATATCTTCAACCAATAACTTTGTCGCATCTTGAATATCAATAGGTACTACCTTATATCCAGTTTCTAATAATAGTATAAGATCTATTCCTGTTGGTAATGCTACCCCAGGGGTTACGGTCATAGTGTTTCCACTGTCTTCTGTATCAAAAAGTGAAAAAGAATCTGACGTACCAATTGGAATTCTTGATGGTCGTCTCTCTGCTCTATTTATTGCACCCTCTGACGTTGTTGGGTCTTTTGTAAGTGCAGTTTTATCTTTAGTAATTACGTATGTGTAATCTCCCACAGTTGGGCCATCTGGATTGTATATGTCATAAACTAGTTCTGTGTTTTCGTATACTCTTAATATTTTATGTACTTTTTTCCAAAGTGGAATATAGTCTACCTCTTGCCCAACAATTTCAACAAATTCACGCTCATAGTAAAAACCACCAGTTATTGAATCAATGATCGTTCTTGCTAAATTTTCATACTCTACATATTTAGCAATCTCTGTTGCAGATGTTTGATTGTTTGCTGCTGCTAAAAGTGTAGGGTCTACGTATGGACGTTTTACTTCTAGATTATCTTCAACAACTATATCTCCACGATCTGCTACAACCATGCCACTTTCTTCTAAATCTTCATAAATTGTCAAAGCATATGATTTATCATATTTGATAAAATCATCATCTAGGACATAACTAACCTGTTTGCTGGCGTTTGATGTTCTGTAGGCAGCAATTTCTGACTGCTCTGCGACATCTTCAATGACTATGACATACTTGGCATTGGCATCTGGAACTGTATACTTAACAGTTAAAGGATATGGTGGTAGACGAAGAATTGTTGACATTATGCTTTAGCGTAATAGGCTGCTACTTCTTCAGGTTGTGCTATTCGTACTAACCTGTGAGTAAGCCACTTTTCCGATGCCTCCTTTGAGACTATGTTATACCCCACGCTCAATGCACCCAGACTATCCATATGAAGATTTCTATCTGAATACAATGCTACTTTGTTTGTTAGATCTTTATTTTTACCTGCTTTTTCTGCAGTTTCTTCTGTTTGTTCTGGCGGAATCCAACTAGCCAAAATTTCTAAAATTTCAAGTTTAGTATTTGCTTCAAATAACTCTATATTGTTTTTCTTTGCATATGCCTTTAATGCCATTACTGTTTTATCTTTTAACTGATCCATTGTTAAATTCATTTTTTTTCTCCAGTGCTCACTTGTAATTATACCATCAGAATGACAATAAGGAGGGCGGTTTTTTATTCCGCCCTCCCTAGTACGTGATGACTATATTTTAGGAATCAGCACTATCTGAGTCAACATAAGCGACTGCATCTAGTTCTTCCCAAGCAAGACCAAATCGTACGAATACTGTGTATTCAATTGTGTCTTTCTTTGGCTTGTATTCACGGTTTACAGTGATGTCTCTCTGGAAGCCCCATACACGGTTAGAAGGGAATGTTAAATCAACATAACCTGCTGGGTAGTAAGGAACTTCTAGTACATCTACACCTAGTACACGAGTTGTACGTGCATTACCAAATGTCTGTGCAGCACCATCCATGTAATCTTGACGGTTTGCTTGTGTGCTACCAGTGCGATCAGAGAACGCTGCTGAGATAGCATCTGCTAGTGTACCGTTGTTACGAACAATACCAGCAAAAGCATCAGTACCTGCGTAGAACTTAAGATTGCTCTTAAGTGCACGGTACTTACGAGGCATTGCTAATAGCAAGCCCTGCATTACTGATGTGGTAAAGTTGTTGTCTGATACTGTTGCAGCATATTCGTGAGCAGCATTTCCTACTGTTCCACGAGTTTGCTTTACGAAACCAGACATGATGGACAAGAAGTCTCCTGTTGCTCCATCACCGTTGATAGCAAGATCTTCAATATCGTTACCGAATGCGTTGGTCATTAATCGTACTAGACGATCTTCCAATGCTCCGCCTTCAATATTGTCTTCAAGTGCTTCAGTTGCTACTTCCCAATCAAGACGAATCTTTTTTGTTGTTAGTTCAACTTTTGTAAATCTAGCGCCAGTGTTTGTGTAGTTTGGTGAGCCTTGTGATGCTGCACGAATTACACGCTCTCCGACGTTGACTTTTTCAATTTCCATGGTGTTTGCTCTCATGGTGACACGACGGCCATCTTTAGCAAGGACAGTTGCATCCCATACATAATCAATAAAGCGTTGTGCTTGTTCAGGACGTAGGATACCTCCTGCGTTACCAGTTGGGTTTACTGCGTTATCTCCAGTTGTTGAACCGAAGCCTGCAGTAGCAGTGTGACCAAGTTGTGAACCTACAGATGATCCTGCAGCATTCAGACCAGTAGCACTACCAACACCACCCGATACTAATGAGCCAGCAGAGTTAATTTCTGAGCCATCTCCTGCACCTGGATAGTTTTTTTCTATGTTTGTGTTTTGTTCCGACATTATTTTTCACCTCCTAGTGATTTTTTACCTTAGTTAAATAGGTCGGCATTTGTGAGGAAACG